ATATGCCCGAGACCCCGAAACAGCTGTGATTCCCGACGTGGGTGCAATGCGTGGAGGCGCGGACTGGCGCTACCTGTGGAACCAGAACTCTCGCATGGTGAGGATGCGCAATGGCCTGGGGAATGAGGTGGCGATGATTGCGCTCTGTGTCGTTGACGAAGATAGCGGCAGGATCAAGCTGCTGACGCTCGACGGCAAGCAACTCATCTCGCCACGATCTGCATCTTGATCACCGCGACTGCACTCTGCCTGGTCGTGGCCATCGCTGACGGCGACACACTGACCGCACGCTGCGGAGATCCCGGCCAGTACCAGCAAGTCAAGGTGCGCCTGGCAGAGATCGACGCCCCTGAGCGCAAGCAGCCGTTTGGCAACGTGTCGCGCCAGCACCTGGCGAAGCTGTGCTTTAAAACCTGGGCTCGCCTCACCCCGCTTAAAACCGATCGCTACCGCCGTACCGTGGCGCGCGTCGAGTGCGAGGGCACTGATGCCAGTGCCCACCAGGTGCGTGCAGGCCTGGCATGGGCATACACCGAGTACCTCACGGACCCTCAGATCAAGCGCCTGGAGGAGTCGGCACGCGCGGCGGGCGTGGGGCTCTGGCAAGACGCGGCCCCCATCGCGCCATGGGTCTGGCGCAAGCGCGCACGTGTTGACCGTGCGAGCCGGGCCGTGCTACCGTAGAAGGCACTCCAAGCGAGTTCGGGCCGGCATATGTCGGCCTTAGTTTTTTATGCCTCCGCGATGACAGTCGCGGCATGGCAATCACACCATCCTTTTTCCTGTTCGCGCTGATCGCCCTGGTGGTGGTCGCGACGATCTATCGCCAGCGCCAAGCACGCGCAGCGCAAGGCAAGGGCCGAATGTTCGGCGGCGTCAGCCCGCGCATGCTGGTCGCCGGCCTGTCCTTGTCCGCTGCCGGTCTGGTCGGCCTCGTGGTCAGCGAAAACTACACGGGCACCGCCGTCATCCCCACTCAGGGCGACCGGCCCACCGTGGGCTTCGGCAGCACCTATCACGAAGACGGCACGCCCGTGAAGATGGGCGACACCACCACGCCCGTGCGGGGGCTCATCAAGGCCCATGCGCACATCAGCCGCGAGGAGGCGGCATTCCGTGCATCGCTGCCCGGCGTGAAGCTGCACCAGGGTGAATACGACCTCTACATGGATTGGGTCTACCAGTACGGCACGGCCGCCTGGCAGAAGTCCAGCATGCGGCGCGAGCTGCTGACAGGCAACTACGTGGCGGCCTGCAATGCGCTGCTGCGATACCGCTTTGCAGGGGGCTACGACTGCAGCACGCCCGGCAACAAGCGCTGCGCGGGCGTATGGACGCGCCAGCAGGAGCGCCACGCCAAGTGCATGGGGCTGCAGCAATGAGCCTTGCCGCCCGCGCTCTGCTCGCCCTCGGCACCTCCCTGGCCTTGGTCGGCGGCGGCTACTGGTGGGGCCACACCGCCACCGACAACGCGTGGCTTGCCAAGCACGCCAAGGAACTGCAGGCCGAGCGCGAGGCCACGGCCCGGGAAACCCAACGCGCCGACCAGGCCGCAGCCCACTACCTCACCGAACACCTCGACCAGGAAGACCGCTATGCCGCCCTTGCTCTCCAGTATCACGACCTTGGTCGCCGCGTACCTCTTGTGGTGCCTCGCCCTGTGGCTGCTGCTGCCCCCTGTCATGGGAGTGACCAGGACGCCACGCCGGCAGCAGGCAGCCGCGACGCGCCTGGCCCTGATGTCGATCGCGGCCCTGCTCTCACTCTTGCTGCTGTCCGGATGTGGAACGGCGCCCTCACGGGCATCGACGCGCCAGCCAGTGCCTGCGGCCTTGCTGGTGCCCCCGAAGGAGCCGACGCCGCTTGTGCCGAGGACTCCGGCCTCACGCTCCAAGACGCCTGGGACAACCACACCGCCAACGCCAAGAGCTGCGCAGCAGACCGGCAGCGCTACCGCGCATTGATCGAGTTTTTAAACAACCGCGACAACCCATGAGCGAACAGAACAACGACCGCCGCCAGGAACTGCTGCTGCTCGGGCAGATTCACGGCCTCGTGCAATCCCTGCGGGACGGCCAGGAACAACAGAACACGCGCATGGACCGCATGGAAAAGCGCATGGAGGAGCACTACAACGGGCTCGATGCGCGGCTGCGCGAGGTTGAAAAGAAGGCGGCTGTGGCAGGCGCCGTTTCGGGCGGCGCGGTGGCAGTGGGCACGGCGCTGGTCGTGGAAGGCATCAAGCAGTTCCTGCGCGGCGGCTCCGGCCTGGGCAACTGATGGCACACCCTGGCGAAAAGCGCACCCAACTGCGCGGCTTCTACATCTTCCAGCGCCTGCCCATGGATGCAGCCTGCGCGAAAGCGGGGGTGCCGCGTGGCACGGCCAACCGCTGGAAAAAAGAGGCCGCAGAGAAGGGCGACGACTGGGACACCGTCCGCACGGCCATGGCCCTGGGCGATGACAACTTCGCCAGCCTGTCCAAGAAGCTGCTGGAAGACTACCTGGTGCAACACCAGGCCACCATGGACCTGTTGCGCGAAGACCAGAAGATGGGTCCGCGCGAGCGCGCCGAAACGCTCGCCAGCATGAGCGACAGCTTCAACAAGACCATGGCGAGCTTCAAGCGCCTGGCGCCCGACCTGGACCGCCAGGCCGTGCAGATCGATGTACTGCAGCGGTTCGTGACGTTCGCCAAGGCGAAGTATCCGCAACACCTGGCCGCCCTGGCCGACATGCTGGAGCCGTTCGGCGAAGAGCTGGCGAAGGTGCGGTGATGGACCGCAACATGGTTTTCATCGTTGCCCTGTGGCTCCTGTTTGAAGGCCACTACTTCAAAGCGCTGCTGCTATTGGCGGCGGCCCTCTAGCCATGGCAAAGAACACCAAGGAATTCCTCGCCGGCCTGACGGCCTTGGCTGACGATCTGCGCCGCCAGATCGACGCCGACATGGACGGCTGGGACGTGAGCCCCGAGGCCATCGCCGAGCGCCGCCGCAAGGTCTGCGACCCGGTGCATGGCTTCGAGTACTGGGACCGCAACTACTTTCCCCACTACGGCAAGGCCGAGCCCAGTGCGCTGCACGTGTACCTGTACAAGCGCCTGCCCGAGATCATCAACAGCGGCACCGGCCAGCGTGATGCCACGGCTGCACCTCGCGGTGAGGCCAAGTCCACGAAGGTCAGCATGTCCTTCGTGTCCTGGTGCGTGGTCACCGGGCTGCTCTGGTACATCGTCATCATCATGGATGCCTTCGAGCAAGCCGCCGAGATGCTGGAGGCCATCAAGGCCGAACTGGAAGCCAACCCGCGCATCGCCAGCGACTTCCCCGAGGCGGCGGGCCAGGGCAAGGTGTGGCGCGCGGGCGTGATCGTCACGGCCAACGGCCGCAAGATCGAGGCGTTCGGGTCGGCCAAGAAGATTCGCGGCCGCCGCCACGGCGCCTACCGCCCGCAGTTGGCGATCATGGACGACATCGAGAACGACGAGAATGTGAACACGCCCGCGCAGCGCGACAAGCTGCAGGCGTTCGTCACCAAGTCCGTCCTGTCGCTCGGCCCGCCCGACGACTCCATGCACGCCATCCTGATCGGCACGGTGCTGCACTACGACAGCGTGCTCGCGCGCTTCCTCAAGAACCCGCTGTGGAATCGCAAGGTCTTTAAAGCCATCCTCCACTGGCCCGAGCGCATGGACCTGTGGGAGCAGTTCGAGGGGCTACTGCTGGGCGGCGAGACGCCACAGCAAGGCGAGGCTGCCGCCATGGCGCTCTACCGCGAGAACCAGGCCGAGATGGATCAGGGCGCGCGGGTGAGCTGGCCGGCTGTGCGTCCGCTGGTCAAGCTCATGATCCGCCGCGCGCGTGAAGGCCACGCCGCGTTCGACTCAGAGCAGCAGAACGACCCCGTGGCGGGCGACGACGCGCCCTTCGCCCACTCCATCCGCTTCTGGGTCAACCGCCTGGCCGAGTGGATTTTCTACGGCGCTTGCGACCCCAGCCTGGGCAAGGCGGGCAACAGCCGCGACCCCAGCGCCATCGGCGTGGGCGGCTACAACCGCGAGACGGGCGTGATGGATGTGGTGGAGGCGGCCATCAAGAAGCGCGTGCCCGACCGCATCATCAGCGACGTGATCGAGATGCAGCGCGAGTACTGCTGCATCGTCTGGGGCTTCGAGTCGGTGCAGTTCCAGGAATTCCTGCGCACCGAGCTGGTCAAGCGCAGCGCCCAGCTCGGGGTACCTGTGCCCGCGCGCGCCCTGATCCCCATCAGCGACAAGCTGCTGCGCATCGAGAGCCTGCAGCCGCACATGCACAACGGCCTGCTCCGGCTGCACAGCAGCCAGACCACGCTTGTCGACCAGTTCCGCCACTTCCCCAAGGCCGACCATGACGACGGGCCGGACATGGTGCAAATGCTCTGGATGCTGTGCGTGACAGGCGGCATCGCCGCCATGGCCCAGGGCGGCAACAGCACCCAGCAACCAAAGACCGCGCGAGAGCGCTACGCGCGGCAGGCCGCGCGCATGTTCCGGAGACCGAGATGAACGAAGCACAACAGCAACTTCTTTTGATCCGTGGCGCCATCTATGCGCTGCCCGAAGCCGAACGCCAGGGCGTGGAGCTGGCCGCCGCCAAGCTGCGCGAGGTGGTCGCGCTGCACAACGACCACGGCGTCATGGCCCTGGCCCTGCTGGGCGCCGAGCTGGCGGCGAAGGACTGACATGGGAATCTTTAAACGCATGCTGGAGGCGGTGGGCTACGCTCCGGCCACCGATGCCGCGTCCAAGCCCGTGCGCGAGGCGGCCATGGCCCAGGGCGACCGCGCCGACGATGCCGGCTGGCGCCGCATCTCCGGCGACGGCCTGGCGAGCATGAACGACCGCGACCTGGAGCCCATGGCCCAGGAGCGCATGCAGAAGCTCGCCGAGTACCTGTGGCAGAGCAACCTGCTCGCCAACCGCCTGGTCGAGCTGCCGTTGGCCTACCTGCTGGCCGAGGGTGTCACGCTGCAGTGCGTGAATGACGAGCACCAGGCGCTGCTCAACGCTTTCTGGAGCGACCCCATCAACAACTGGCCCATGAAACTGGAGCAGCGCGTGCGCGCCTTGGGCCTGCTGGGGGAGCAGTGCTACATCGCCAACGTGCGCGAGGGCGATGGCTTCGTGCGCCTGGGCTACCTGGACCCGCGCCAGATCGCCACGGTGGTCAACGACCCCGACAACCCCGAGCAGCCCATCGGCGTGGTCACCAAGCGCGACAACCGGGGGCGCCAGCACAAGTACCGCGTGATCGTGCTGGGCGAGGATGCCGAGCTGTTCAGCGAGCGCACCCAGCGCATCCGCGCCGAGGACTTCGGCGACGGCGACGTGCTGCTGTTCCAGCTCAACAAGTTTCCCAACGGCAGCCGTGGGAGAAGCGACCTTCTGGGGCAGATGGACTGGCTGGATGCCTACGACAACTTCCTGTTCTCCGAGCTGGACCGCATTGACTACCTGCGGCGCTTTGTCTGGGACATCACGATGACCGGTGCCGACCCTGACGCCGTCAAGAAGTATGAGAAGGAATTCGTGCCGCCGGGCGCCAACAGTGTGTTCGTGCACAACGACCAGGTCAAGCTGGAACCCAAGACGCCCGGGCTGCAGGCGGCCGACACCAGCCAGAGCGCCCGGCTGCTGCGCAACCATGTCCTGGGCGGCGCCACGGTGCCCGAGCATTGGTTCG